AAAGGGATTACTATTCAATGGACAGTAAATCTATAGATAAATTCTACACAAATTCAGATGTAGTTGAGTTTTGTGGGGATAACTACCACAGATATCTTAACATTGGCGACAGAGATGACGAAGTAGTAGAGCCTTCTGCAGGCGCAGGGGCTTTCTCTATGTATGTAGATATAATGCTAGACTTATATCCTGAAAAATACGTACCTGGCATTATAGAACAGGACTTTCTAAAGTGGGATAGTAGTAAGTATAAATTCTACTTAGGAAATCCGCCCTTCGGAAAAAATTCATCATTAGCTAAAAAGTTCTTTAACCATGCTGCGAAAGGCAAAGGGTTAATAGGTTTCATACTACCCAGAACATTCAGAAAGAGTAGTATAACGAACAGTTTAAATTTAAACTTTTGGTTAGTAGATGAGTGGATATTAGATAAAAATTCATTCACACTTGACGGAAAGCCTTATGCTGTTCCGTGCGTTTTTCAAATATGGGAGTATAGAGTAGAAAAACGACAGAAAATAATACTCCCAACAACACATTCAGATTTTAGTTTTTGCACAGCAGAAGACGCAGACTTTTCTATTCGAAGGGTAGGCGGCAATGCAGGCAAAGTAAATCCGCATAATAATTATGCCGCAGCTTCTAATTATTTTATTAAAGGCAGTTGTAAAGCGATATTCATTGAACTAGAGTCTACATTGCAAGAAATTGCACAAGATACAGCAGGTAACCCAAGCATCGGAAAAGGTGAATTGGTGAGAGCCTATAGGAAAGAAATGGAGAGATAAAGAGTTATGTGGGATTTAGGAATCGGACTTAGTGAAGCACAATGGCTAGTAATAGTCATATGTGGTGGTGGTCTAATGTATACAATAGGAAGGCATATCGGAATAGGAGATGCCCTTGATTATATGCGGGATAAGGGCTACATAGATTATGATGACTGAAAATAGTTCTTGACAACAAGGTCTATTTTTGGTATAATTATAGTATGAAAGTGATGAAATTGCTTTCAATAGGCGTCCATACCGCAAGGGTGGGCAAAGTTTAACTGTTAAAGGTAAATTTAGGAGGATATTATGGTAGCAAATGCTATAAGTAGAGAACTATTCAGAAACTTTTGGTTGGGACATAATCCAGCGTGGTTTGAAAATGACTTCGTTAGTACGTCTTATCCAAGATATAACATAGTGGAAGGTGATGCAGGCTTCACAATAGAAGTTGCAGTGCCGGGTTGGAGTAAAAAGAATCTTGAAGTCGTAGTGAAAAATAATGAACTACGAATTAAAGGAAGCCGTGAAGATAGAGGAGGTGATTCTTATCTACATCAAGGGCTTAGCACTAAGTCGTTCGACAAAGTCTTTGTTCTTAACAACGACCTTAAAGTAGAGGAAGTCAAATTATTAGACGGACTACTGACAATTACTATTGAGCGAGATTGCTCATCTGAAGTCAATTTTGACATCAAGTAGTAATTAAATGATAGGGCGTCTTAGTTGACGCCCTACGCTTTCCGCTTATAAATTAGAGGAGAGCCTATGAATAATAAGCTACAATGGTTAGCTATACTCCTCCTTACGATAGGAATGATTTGGAGTATTTATATGCAATTAAGCGGCAAAGGACACGACATACTAAAGTATTTTGAAGGTTGTAAATTAGCGGCTTATCAAGATAGTGTGGGCGTGTGGACAATAGGTTATGGACATACGAAAGGCGTCCATAAGGGCATGACAATAACTCAAGAACAGGCAGAGTCCATGTTACTTGAGGAATTGAAAGAGTATGAAGGCTATGTAGAAAGATATGTGGAAGTAGAACTTACGCAAGAGCAATTCGATGCACTTACAGTATGGGTTTACAACCTCGGACCTACGAACTTTAGAAACAGTACACTTCTGAAACGATTAAACGAAAGTAACTACGAAGACGTACCAGCACAAATAAAAAGGTGGAACAAAGCAGGTGGGCAAGAGTTAGCAGGACTAACTAAAAGACGCGCATCTGAAGCACATTTATTTGCGACTGGAGAAGTGGTACATTGATTGAAAAGTTAAAACTAGGACTGAAAAGAGTAGGGCGGTGGATCGCCCTACCTTTCATCTACTTGTGGAAAGGCATAGTATGGATACCGAAGGGTATCTGGTGGTGTATTAAATGGGTTGCTGAATGGATATGGTATAACCTGTTTCCTAGATATAATTTAACAGTAAGTTATAATCAAACATGGGGTGACACAGACGATAGATCGTTTGTAGTTAAGAAATTTTACAAGAAACAAGAGAAGTTTCTTAAGTTCAAAACGATTGAAGGAGATATAGTAGAAATACAAGGCTCCGAAGGTTTAAATTATAGGATAGAAGAAGTATGAATCAGTTATTAATGGGTATTATTTTAATATTAGGAATAGGTGGCTATATACTATACACACAAAATGAGAACCTGAAAGCAGAGAATCTTGCTTATGAGGTTCGTGACCAAGAACAAAAAATGGCAATCGAATCATTACAAAATGATTTTGCATTGCAAACTACTGCATTAACAGATATGCAGAAAAAGAACAACGAGATAGAGGGAGAAATGAACCGCTATCTTGATATTTTCAAAAGACATAATCTGTCAAAATTAGCAGCTGCTAAGCCTGGCATGATTGAACCGAGAGCTAATAATGCAACAAAAGAAGTATTTGACAGTATTGAGGCAGACAGCAGGGTTATTGATAGCCTTGACGATGATCTCGAGCTGCAGCCTACTGGGTCTAGGTAAGAAACAAGTAGAAGTAATAACTAAACCTCTTGAGAGGATAATAGCACAGCCTGTTATGCCTAGAGAGATAGACTTGAAAGAGCCTCATTGGTATGTAGTTTCAGATGTAAACATAGATGAATTTCTCGAAAGGATAGAAAAAGAAGTAGGACAAGTAGTATTTTTTGCTATGAGTGTCCCAGATTACGAACTAATGGCATATAATATGCAAGAGTTACGCAGATATATTCGTGAACTCAAAGAGGTAGTTGTTTACTATGAAAAAGTGACCAGCCCTACAGATGAAAAAAATGAAACAGATTCCGATTAAAAATATAGCATTTCTAAAACGACTGGACGCACTAGCAGAAGGTCTTTATGGTTATCCGCATACAGCGAGGGGTTTGCCAAAACCTGATCTAACCTATGCAACATTAAGAGAGTATCAAAAAGATGAAACCTTTGTAGGTTATCCTAAAGAGCATAATTATACAGATTATTCTGGAAGTATTCCTTTGAAAGCACGAGCATTTTCCAGTACCAACAATAGTTTCAAAATGATGAAAATGTGGTTTCTCAGAGCTTTTCTCGCAGGTATTGAAGGAGCTGAGTCTGACAAGTGGTATTACGATACTCTTACAGTAATGGCTCCAGATAAAGGATTTACAGGGTGGCATAACTCTAAAAATAAACCACATCATTCACTAAGATTTATAAATAATGGTGGACGTGGCTACTCTATTGCAGTAAGAAACGGTGAAGTTCACAAAGTTCCAGATCAATTTAGAGGAAAAGGTTATGGTCAAGGGACTTTTGGAGCAGGAAATTGGACTTGTGTCCGTAATATGTTTGATGGTGAGACATGGTTTGCAGATAAAAACCAAGGATCCAAAGGCAGATTCGTAGTAGATATGGCTATACCTCTCACAAGAGGTGCCAAAGTGGACGCAGTAGAACAATTTATAACTAGATTTGTTTAATGTATTTAGAGAGTCCTAGAGAATGGTATAATATACTTTATCACGACACGGACTTGCACATTCGAAGAAGCAATATTACGAAAACTAAGATAGATGATATTGCTCTAGTAGTATTACCCTCTAAGGGCGATGCAAAGTTAAAATATGACATTATAAAAAGGGGGTTATTACACCCTATTATAGTAATAGAGAACACAGAGTATAACTACAAGATGGCAATAAGACAGATAACAGAGGATTTGATATTACCTTTTGATAGTAAAAAACCTTTATTAGCATACACAGGGAATCAAAGAATAACAATAGCAAAGAAGTGGAGATATAGCTACATAAGTACCATAATAATGCCCGACGTGCATTGGGCGCATGCAGCTCAATTACAAATACAAAATGGAAAAGTAGATAATCGTGATCAAAGGCAAGTATAAAAATGAGGCATTTAATAAGTTAAAAAGTGATTGTATAAAATACATGTCACCTCAACGTGACTGGCACTATCCCAAAGCAGATATGTACTTGCTATATTCTTTAAAGCAAGCCCCACCATATAGCTGTTCCGCTCCATTCTGGAGAGAAATTCGAGAAGAAATTTTTACTGAGTTAAGACAAGTAGTAAATAAACCTACTATTTATTATTTAGCTCTTGTAACGCATAGTGAAAAATCTATTGCTTTACCTATTGGAAATGAATGTCCAGATATGTATGGTTTTTTCTTTTTGGAATCTAAGGAAGCTGATATAATAAATTCAAATGTTAAACAGGACATGCACGCTTATATTAGTGCTTGTAAAGATTTAGGAATTACACACCCTCATTTAATAAACTGGTTTGAGAGAGATAAACGATGGCACAGAGCAGAAGATAACACAGCTTATCTAGCTGGAAATAAGTTTTACTCAACAGTGCTACCAAAGAACGGAACTACCTATTTTCATGTAGAGTTTAGAAATGATTAAGATATTTGTTGGCACTAGTGATATAGAAGATAACTGGATTGAGAAGATATTAGTTTATAGTCTATATAAAAATACCTCTGAAGAATTAGATATAACATTTTTAAGACCTAAGAAATTTCCGAATTGGAATTTGAGAGGGTGGGGTACACCCTTTACTAATTTTAGGTATGCAATACCTGAATTATGTAATTTTAAAGGTAAAGCAATTTATATGGACTGTGACCAATTAAACCTTAGAGATATAGCAGACCTATACAATACAGACTTAGAAGAAAATACTTATGGTATGGTATGGGACGCTCTAACAGATAATGGTGACAAGATGAAAGGCACTAAATTTGAGAGAGGCTTTTACTGTGATAGTGTAATGTTGATAGATTGTGAAAAAGCACAGAAGTATACAGCTCCAATTTCTGAAATTGCTAAGTTTGAAAATAACTATAAATATACTTGGTTTCCTGGCTTAGGTAAACCCTTTAAACACAGAAGTGATGGTATAATAAAACAATTAAATCCTAGATGGAATTGTTTTGATGGAAGAAATACTAGTTTTAGACCTGAAGAATGGAACGCAGAATTACAACCAGACTTTGACTTAGATGACATATGGCACTTACATTTTACTGCAATGAGTACACAACCATGGCACCCTATCTACACTCCTTGGGCTAAAGGAAACTATCGTAGAGATGATATAGCTAAACTATTGTGGCAATACGCTAAAGAATGTAAAATGATAAGTAACCCAGAGGAGTTCTGATGAAGGTAGCTGTCTTTAAAAATGCATTAGATATAGAAGTATACAGAGCTGCTATAAAAACTTTCTCGACCCATGTTCCTCAAGATGGCTTAGTAGGAACTGCACTAAAAGGGACTCAAAGGGTAGATAAAAAAATTAGAGATGTTGCTGTAAGATATATTAAACCGCCCCCAGGCGGATATATACTACCACCTGCACGCGGCTTAAGAACAGCAGGACACGCAGGAGTAAATATATTTAAACCAGATCATATTATACACAATGAATTAACTAGATTTGCTAGTCAATTTGGTAATTATAAACCAGAAATAATACAGATTATAACATACAAGGAAGGAAATTACTATAACTGGCATCAAGATGGTAGTGGCATAGGGTATAGAAAATTATCTTTTATATCAATTTTAAATCCACCCAATGAATATGATGGGGGCGAGTTAGAAATTGAAGGAATAGAATTACCCGAGTATGCATATGATCCTTTATCTATTATTGTTTTTAATCCAGCATTAAAGCACAGAGTGAAACCTATAACACGAGGAATAAGACACTCTCTAGTAACTTGGTTTATGGAAAAATGAGTATACCATTCGAACAGCTATTACCAATGCCTATCGAAAGGTTTAATGATGTCTATAAAGATAAGAAATACTTTGTAGCTAAAAGTGAGAAAAATATTTTTAAGGATCACTTTAGTTGGAAAGAACTTGACATGTATTTAAATAGTCATAAATTGAGTGGGTGGGATCGTATGCCACAATTACAGATAGTAACTCCCACAGGGAAATACTGTCACAAGAAGGCAAAGATTAAATTAACTAGAGAAGAAATTTTTGAATATTGGCAGCAAGGTTGCAGTTTCATTTTGACTCTTAGCGAGTTCTTAAATAAAACAATGTGGCAACAATGCCAAGAATTTGAAAAGCATTATGGAATTGGTCAAGCAAACCTTTACTGTTCAAATCAGAAAGGGGCTAGATGCTTTCCAATCCATGCAGACTCAACGGATAATTATCTTTTTCATGTAAGAGGAGAGGTCCGTTGGTACATATATAATGAGTTTGAATACGATTGTCCTATTAGAGATGAGGCAACTGTTGAATCAGTTATTGACTTATCTGAGGGAGACTTATTATACATACCGAGAAAATTATATCATAGGGTAGATACCCTAAGCCCAAGAATATCCATCTCTTTTCACTTTACCGAAAGAAAAACTAAACGGTACAAGAGAGTGGAATGGATAGACTGGTTGGGAGAAATAAATGGCACAGCCATCTGAACAGTTCCAAGGCGATATGTCTAGGAACGAGGTAGAAATTGACCTTAACAAATTTATGGCAATGGTTTCTGAAATAGGGGAACTAAAATCAAAAATAATGGAAATGGAAATGGAAAGAGAACCAGATAACCCATGGCAAAAATGGATATGGTTTTCTAATATGATAGACGCTTATAGGATATTTCCAAGAGCATTTTTAACAGTCTACATTTACTTATTGTATTTCTGCACAATGTGGTTCATGGAATTAGAAGCACCTACCTTTGAGCAATCAGGATTAATCTCCATTGTGGTAGGCGCAGGAGCTGCATGGTTTGGATTGTATGCAGGCACGGCTAAAGACAAGATCAACAGTAAGTAATTATTATAAGGATTTGAAAAATAGTTCTTGACACGACTTCGAAAATTTAGTATAATATGTATATGAAATTGAAGAAGAAACTAAAACTACATAGTACGGCATGGGACAATGCTTTGCAGTATTCCTTAATAAGAAATAAGAAGTGCTTATGTGGTAAAATTTTACACGAGTGTAGTGACGCTTATAGTCACATGACTCAAGGTTATTAGGTCAGTCCTTCATAGAAGTACTCGAAGTGAACTTAATCTTTAGATACGCAACCCTAAAATAGTAAGCAGGCGTCCTGAACGCTTCGCGAGTAAATAAGGCAGCAGGCACATAAAAAAGGGGAGCTACTTAAGAAGCGGTAACTGCCAGTTAATCTGGAGAAGGACTGATCTATCTTTTATAGAGAGGAGAATTACACAATGACTAAGTATTGGTTAATAGGACTAGTAGCATTAGTAGGTTGTAATAACATAGATCCGTATGAACCTATATGGTATCAAATAGATGAACTAGAATTTGACTGGGTAGAACCAGTTATATTTCAACATAATCTAATGATCTGTAGGCAACAAGATGTATGTTTAGCACAGAACTTATTTGAATAAAATGGACAAAAATAATTTAATTAGCGACCCCAAGACTGGTATCAGAGCATACGAGTTAGACGGCATGCGTGTCTGTTTTCCACCTGATTGGAAAGATGATCAAAAACAAGCATGGTTTGATAAAGCTAGGCTAGACTTTGGTCAGCGTAGACTTTTAAGAATGATTAAAAAGGACGGAACTTCTTCTGTCCTTAGATCATGGCGGGAACATGGAAGCAGACATGGAGAAACCTGAGTTAATTGGGATAGTTGGAGAAGAAATGAAAACTATGACACAGAGGACAATGTTAAGAGTTAACCTTCAGAAGCAACAGAAAGAAGCTGAAGAGCAGATAACTGTGCTTGAAGGACAACTCAATCGCCTCAAGGAATATCTTGCAAAGATAGAAGGTGGATTAGACGTACTTGATGAGCTAGAATAATGCTTCATCTAGTAGACGACTTTTACCCCGATCCAGACGATGTTCGTCGTAGAGCCCTCAGCTTAAAATACGCGGACGGACAGACAAAAGGAAAAGCGGTAAACCACCCCGGCGCTAGAGCTTTTAATCCTTGGTATAGTAATATGATCTACCTGAGAAATCGGTGGGAAACTATCACAGGCAAAAAAGCAATAAAGTTTGAATATGGTTGGAGTAATGGAGCTTTTAATGTAGGCTACAAGAAAACCCATCTATTTAATTGGATACATGGAGATCATACAAAAGAGTTAAGTAGAGATTATATGTTTTGGGCTGCTGTTATTTATCTAACTCCTGAGCCTCCTTGTGGAACAGGCACACTACTATTAGAACACAAAAAGACAAAGACTATTAGACAGTATGAAAATGATGCTCCAACAAAAGGAGATTCATTTAAAGAATTTATGGGTAGTAAGGCAGAAGATCAGTGGAAACCTCATATAACAATAGAAAATAGATACAATAGATGTGTAATATATGATGGAACAATGTTCCACGCCCCCAGATTATCTAGTTTCGGACACAATAAAGAAACAGGTAGATTAACACAATTAGGATTTTGGCAATCGGAATGGTAGATAATAAAGACATAGATTATAAAGATATAGATTATAAATTTAACGAAGAAGAAGCTCTTAATACAGCATGGAAGTACATAGAAGAAACTTATGATAAACACTATGCTACTGGGAAAATCCAAGCAACAGAGTTCATATTCGATACAGGACATGGAGAAGGCTTTTGTATAGGAAACATACTTAAGTATGCCCAGCGTTACGGAAAAAAGAACGGGCATGATGAAACAGATTTACTAAAGATTATCCATTACGCTATCATGTTACTAGGAACGAAACTCCCCGATGATGGAGATTACGATTGGCATTAGTACGAAAAAAAGACTACGAAAAATTAACAGATGCAAATATTAGCCATGTAATTAGTTTACTTAATGCAAGTGAGCCAATTACCAAAAAAGCCGCCTGTGAGATTCTGAATATAAGGTATAACACGACCCGCCTTCAGAGAATCATTGATGATTTTGAAGACACTCTTGCCTACAAAGAAAAGCGCAAGAGTCAAAACAAAGGAAAAGGCGCAACCAGAGCTGAAATAAAAGAAGTAATAGAGTTGTATTTAGACGGAGATAATATCTCATCTATTGCAAAAATGATGTATAGATCAAATGCTTTTGTAAGAGGAATTATCGAAAGAGTAGGTATTCCACAAAAATTACCAAAAGGATTTAATAAAACTAAAGATATATTACTTCCAGATGAGTGTGTTGCACAGTCCTTTGACGAAGGTGAACGGGTCTGGGCGGCTAGAGAAAACGCTCCTGCTAAAATAATCAGAGAACATAATCCTGCATACCAAGCTGATATGGCAGGTATGAAAGAGTTTGATTATGAAAAAGAGTATGGAAGCAAAGGATATGCGATCTATGTTTACAGGGACTCCCTACCAGATGAAGATTTTCATTATGGATTAGGAGTTACAGGAGCAGCAGGTCACTATGGATTCTCTCTAGCTTATGATTTAGGCAGCTTGAGGCATTTGGAAAAATATGGAGTATCTTTTTGATTGGGTTTTACCCCTATGGTTAGCATCGTGGCTCTTTTGCATATGGCAGATATACATACCTGCTATTGCATTAATTCGAGAGCTTGATGATGAGCATGTAGTTTACAGATGGCGTTATCTAACTTTTCTAGTGTGGAGCCTCATGAGCTTTGTATGCGTACCTTTACTCATGCTAGCAGCCTTAGTAGAAAAGTATAGACGACAATTTATTTATAGTTACGTAAAAAATTTATTGGATAAAGATGAAGATGAGAGAGAAAATTAAAAAAGCCCTTCAAACAAAGTATGAAGGCGAAATAGCAGAAGCACAAGTAAATGTGGAGGTATTCTTAGACCACCCCGTTGGTGTAGGAGAACATCCAGATATTATTGAGTCAATAGACAGTCAAATGCATAGAATTGCAGAGGCAGAAGACAAGCTTTTAGTATTGGAGAAATATTTTTAATGGCAGATATTCACACAGTAGCAGAATGTAGTAAGAAATTAGTAGTATTACTAGACAAAATTAAAGAACTCCCTTTAAGGCAGGATCTTTATGGACATGAGATTGCAGATATTAAAGCATTAGCACGAGAAATTAATAATGAATCAGAGTTTGTATCTGGAATACGATAACGGAAGTATTGGAGTAATACGAAATCCTTACGAAAGACTTGTTGCGTTATACCGCAGCAGTTGGGATTGGATTGGCTTTGATAAGTGGATTGATAAATCTAATTTACAAAGTCAAGCAGAATTATATAAAGGTTGTGATCAAATTATTACATTAGAACATTGGGAACAAGACCTCATAGCTCTAGACATTGTGCCTAAAAATAGTTCAATTTTGATGGAGCAAACAATAGCAAACGACTACAGAAGGTGGTATACAAATAAGAGTTTAAATATGACTGCTGAACTAGTAAAGCCAGACCTTGATACCTACGGGTATAGCTATTAAAAAATAGTTCTTGACAAAGCCCTCATTCTTTAGTATAATAATAATATAAAAGAATAAAGATATGGGCGACAGATTTTATCAACAACAACAACGGAGAAAAAGAATGCCTTGGGAAGAAGAAAAGAAGCAACAGGCAATAGAAATGTACACGGCTGAAGAGCCAACTTCTGAAAATAGTATGGAAGTCGTAAAAAGTATTTCTACCGAATTAGGCGAGAGCCCAAATGGTGTGAGAAATATATTAGTGCGAGCTGGTGTATATGTTAAGAAAACTCCTGCAACTCGTTCTTCTAGTAGTAAAACGAATGGTGGTCGTGTGTCAGTAGCTGATGCACAGGCAACTTTAGCAAATGCAATTCGTGATACTGGGGAAGAGCCAGATAATTCAATAATTAGTAAGCTGACAGGAAAAGCAGCTAATTATTTTGCAGGTATAATTAACAAAGTAAACGAATAACTACCCCTGAATCGTGGGGGATAGCAATATCCCCTGCGTATTTTTGCAACCTCAGGAAAGACCTCGTTTTAAGGATACCATTGTTTGGGACGGTGACCAATAAGTACTAACCCACAAGGAACCTAATGAAGAAAGAGGAATTCATCCAACAGGTTGATAAATGCGGCGATGCAATTATTACTTATCGAAGTCAAAACAGTCGTAGACTAAAGTACAACGTCTGTACACTCAACTTTGATAATAAGTATATACAATCTAAAAGGAATCGAGCCCGACCAAACGAAAAGCAAGTTTTGCTATTTTGTTGGGATACTGATTCTTACAGATTATTAATGCCTGAGAATGTAACCTCTATTGTTCCTTTACAAGCGATTTTGAAGAATGATAGAAATACATGAAGCCCCACCCGTATTTGAAAAACTGATACATTATGATGAAGGAAAACACGTAAAGATTTTCCTATCAATCAATACTTTTAGAGATGTTGAATATTTATCTATACGAAAATACTACCAAGATTTTGATGAAGAATGGAAGCCCAGTAGGGAGGGCGTTTCTATGCCTCTAGATTTTGATAACAGTAGAAATCTCTTTGACGGATTAGTTGAGATCCTTTCTCTTACTGAAGTTAAAGACATACTAGAGGATTATTTTAAAGACAAGCTCGATCAAATTTATCTGTAATTTATTTTTACTTCCGCAAAAATAGTTCTTGACAAATCCCCCAAATTCTAGTATAATATCTCTATGAATAGAGATTTGGAAATATATTTAAGTAAGTGTCGCGATCAATACTACAAAGGTCTGCCCATCATTCCAGATGAGGTTTATGACCGCTTAGTTGAAAACACACAATCTGAATTTAAGATTGGGCATAAAACGGATTCCCGTTTTGCTCACCCCTTTCCTATGTACTCACTTCAAAAAGTCTTTTATAACGAAGACACACCCCCCAATTATGAAAATAACGCAGTAGTTGCCACACCTAAAATGGACGGCGCAGCTGTGTCTATATGTTATGTAGATGGAATATATCATGATGCACTCACTCGGGGAGACGGACTAGCAGGTTTAGAAATAAGCGATAAAATTAAGCATATAGTACCTCGCTCATTAGAATTTGGTAAATCAATGTTCTCTGGATTAAGACAAATCACAGGAGAACTAGTAGCACCCAAAACAATAAAAAATGCGAGAAATTATGCGGCAGGAGCATTGAACCTCAAAGATCCAGAAGAATTCGTAAAGAGAGACCTAACCTTAATAGTATATGGCATTCAACCATACATTGGGGAATACTGGAGTCAAGATATGAAACTCTTAGAAAATTGGTTTAATGTAATTACAGTAGGCGATTACTCTGAGTTTCCAACAGATGGTACGGTATTTCGCGTAGACAAGTATTCTTATTTCGATGAAATGGGACACACCTCTCACCACCCTCGTGGAGCTTATGCTCTAAAAACTAGGGACAAAGGAGTAGTTACAAAACTACTTGATGTAGTGTGGAACACAGGAAAAAGCGGAGCGGTAGCTCCCGTAGGTATCTTACAACCAGTAGATATCAAAGGAGCTACTATCTCCCGAGCAACCCTACATAATATAGGTTTCATAAATCAATTAGATTTAGAAATAGGTTGCTCAGTAGAAGTAATTAGAAGTGGGGAAATTATCCCAAGAATCGTGAGGAGAGTATGATTTTATACTTAGAAGAACAATTAGAGCAGGC